CCAAGTCTCAATACCTGTGATGAATGAGTCTATATAAGTATTGACTGCGTTCAGACGCATCATTTTCTCTATAAACTCTATCGCTAGCGTATTACCCTTATCGGTGGCTTGCTTAAGAAGAAGCTTGCATGTCCCTTTATCGGTCTTAAAACCATGAATAGACGCGTATGAAGCGTTTTTAGGAGATAACCTAAGCCCAGCGGTTTCATCTGTGTCTCTATAAATAGCACCAGTTGCTGAGCAATTATGGCACTTAGACCTATTTTTATAGGGAGCGCCCTTTACTGTGTATTTCTGAATAGTCCCATAGCCATTACATAATGGACACTGGATAGCGATCGTCTTCTTTACAACCTTGCATGTTGCCCTGACTGCCCCTGCAAACCGCTCTGCATTCATTCTAGGGGGATGAAGGGATCTACCTGTAATCGGATCAACACCGATATTAAACATCCGCTTATGTAGCTCTTTGTCAGTAACCACTCTGGAGTAGAATATCTTTGTCTGATCTATACCGCTGTTAAGATTAAATGGTGTATCGCCCAAAACTTGTTTAGCGATCTCTGTAAGCCTTTTTGTCAGCTCCTCACGCTCCTTGATGTATTGAGACTTCACCTCTAGAAGCGCAGTAGTATTAATCTTAATGCCGTTTCTCTCGATCTCTACAAGAAACTCCAACATTTCATTCATAAGAACAAAGACAGGGATCAGTGTTTTGCTCTCTGCCAGCTCTTCCATTTGAGCTAGGAAAATCTCCGCGCAAGAAATCACATCAGCTGTGGCATATTCATCGACGGTGGGGAGCGGCATTGCTTCGAAGCCGATTCCGTCTTTAAACATATCATCAACTAAATCAGATTTCTTGCGCGTAACGCCTCGACGTTCAGCCGTATCTTTAAGCGAGATCTTTGACCTAACCCCTCTCGCAAAGATAAACTCTCCTATCATGGTGCAGAAGATTGGGGAAAACCATGAAAAACCCATCTCCTGCAACCAGATCGCGTCGAACTTGGCGTTATGTGCAACAATCAGATCCGCCTGACCTAGATCCATCTGAAACACGTCCCTTCCATCAGGCTGGGGCTTATCGTTATGGTTCCATACAAGTCTTTGTACTTCACCAATTACTCCATTTTTGATTAAACACCACCATACACCAACACACCTATTGTCCTTGTTAAATGGCGTGTTATCGGTTTTACCATTCAGATCTTTAACTGTGGTTTCAAAGTCCCACACAAGAATGGTCAAGTCTTCTATTTTAGATTCGGTTAGGATTTTAGTAAGGTTCATTTCTTGAACAGCTCCAGCATCATCTTTTGTAATTCTATGCAGTCTTTAAAGATCTTGAGTTGCTGCCTAAGAATAGTCTTATCATTAAGTGCGTCTTCATAGGCCTTCTGTTGCTGTTTTAACTGCTCATAAAATTCCTCTAGATCAGTCTCATTAATCATATCGTGTACCTACTTATATCGGGGTTAATTGAGACGATCTTTGTTCCATGCCATCCAGAAATTTTGTTCTTCGATACGGTGAGATAGCGTAAATTATCGTCTTCCTGTAAATCTGCTTTGCCGATGCCTATAATAAGATCGGCTTCTGCTGCCTTACCAATCTTGGACCCTTCCATCATAGTATAACTTAGGCGCGTACAGCCTTCCGCCTCAGCAGACGCTTGACTTATCCCTATGATTGCGCATTTGCATTTCTTAGCAGCCTCTCGCAAACGTCTGTACAGTTCTCTCAGACGCTCATGGCTTGCGTTGAAATTGCCAGATATGCTGATCTTATCTGCCTGATCAATAAAAACCACATCAGCTTTCTTGCGCTGTATATACCTTTCAATCTTATCCAAATCCCAATCTTGGGTATCTCTGAATGTAATGGAATTCCTACAACGTGCGTACATTATCGCCTTAGCTTTCTCAGTGTCGGCTAAGATCTCGTCTTTAGTCATTCCTGTGGCTGCTGAATAGGCGCGTACAACAGTTCTTCTGGTGCTCTCCTCATTACCAAGAATAGCAACACGAAACCCTTGATCTACAAATCCACCGGGGGCTAGGGAAAGAGACACCACAAACGCAGTCTTACCTGTCTCTGGGGTGGCAAATACAATACCAAACTCTTCCTTTTGAATGCCGTACACACATTCGGCTAGAGTAGGGATATTAAACTTGGCTCTATTAGAATTATCCATGTCCGACTTAAGATCGTCGATATCTAAAGTCGTATCGTCACCAAATTCATCCTCTGCAAAGCCATCAGAATACCGTGCAAATAGATCTTGTACCTTTTGAAAGGCATCTATGTTACCTTCTTGGATCTCTAGCGCTGCTGTGGCTAATCTTTTGCCAAAATCTCGCTGCCATAGCTTTTCGATAATATCTGATGAAACTAGAGGGCTATATTCCTCCTCTAGATCAATTATTCTAATCACATCTTCTATGTCTGATTTTTCAGCCCGTGTTGAAACAGGATTTTCAATTTCCCAGATCTTCAACAGTTCTTTTGATGTAAGGTTATGTTCGTAACGCTCATGTGCTTTCTGTATAACGCTGAACAATGACCTGATCTCATCTGCGAATAATCTTCTAGATAGTTTCCCCTTATTTGCCTCGTAGAACTCGTTGTTCAGTAGAGACTTTAGTATTGCCGTATCTAACATGCTCACTCAACTATTTATGGTTAGGTAGATTACTGTTACCTTAGTGTGAGCAAAAAATAAACCCCCAAATTTTCACTTGGGGGTATTTTTTGTTAGCTTGTGCGTATTTTTAGCTTCTTAAGATCGGGCCTTCCTTCTCCTCGTCGCTCCTTAATATCGCACTGGTAATACGTAACACGATTGTTACCCCGTACTAAATTTTCCATAGCTTCTTTTAAGCGCTTCTGTTCTTCTGCTGCGTCTTCGTATCCGTTCGGTAGATCGTAATCTACCAAGATTAATCCTCTTACTTTCATTTATATATTCCTTGGTCTGGTATGGTTTATAAAGAGAGGTTGACCACCCTCTAATTAATAAGATGAAGCAACGCCTTTGGGCGGTCCAGTGAACCACCAGACAGAAATTCCTTCGTCAAATTCTCGTACATCAACTGTGCTTGGTAGTTGGCGCATAATAAAAGCACGTATACGCCTGTTGATACGAAGACTAGCACATAGGGACTTTAAATTAGCCCACATAAACGTCCAGTGACATTTTTTGCGTATTTTTTTATGATAATAGTCTTTGTATGTCATCTTGTGTACAGTGTTTTAAGTCTTTCTCTAGCAAGAGAACCCTTGCCTTAATTCTTCCCTCTAGCCTAGAGGCTAAAGATATTGCTTTCCTAGAAGCATCCTTATCTAATGCAACTATTATTTCCTTAAACTGCATTAATTGACGCTTCTGTAAAGAAGATAGTACAGTACCTAATAGAGCGCAACCAGAACAAAAAGAGAACCGGGAAATAGAGCAAGCAGATGCTATATCTTCTACTACTACACCAGTTGTACCATTACCAACTTTCATAATGCCTTCTACTGTTCCGTATTGCTTCCATTTAGGCAGCTGCTTGGATATAGACCTTCCCACAGCGCCTTTACCATCCTCTGTAAAAAATAGAACCCTGTTATCAGATGGTGCGTACTCGATCCGTATCAGGCCGTTATGATACGCTTCTAGGCAATTGTTTTCTTCTAGGTATCGCATTACGGCGGGATGGTTGTCCGGATGCGAAGTGCGGTCAGGGATTGGTAGTACAGGTTTAGATACTTTAGGTGCATCCAGACCATATACACGTCTCCTTAAAGCCGCTGACGACATCCCTACGTTCACACTGCCCTTTGCGCCACAGCTGACTTTAAAGCAGTGCCACAGTTTTTTACCATCCTTGATAGTAATCCCTAAAGTCTTACGCCCTCCACAGAACACACAGTCGATGTTTATACCCCCGCCTTCTTTAACAGGGATATTCTCGACTAATTCTCGTTGTTCTGCGTAAGTGTACATGGAATCACCTATAGATGTTGTGCTTCTTATAGTAAACAGTAACTACATTTGTATTTACCGTAAAAAATACACTAGTTATGAGCACATCTTTTTATTAACCTTATAAGTCATTGATTTTATTGATGTACGCATAACCTGAAGGTCGTAGGTTCAAATCCTACTCCCGCAACCAAACCCCTAAATACTTGTTTTTAATGAGTATTTTTAAAGGGGTTTGATTTAGTCTAGTTTAGTCCCAAAAAGTACAGTTTTTTACAGGATCTTGGAAGTCAACTTACCTGAGTCGATATAATTGCTACCCTTAGTGTTCGCCTCACGCTTCACAGTAGCCCTTTCTCGCTCCTCTTGCGTGAACTCTCTGATAGTAGGCTCTACCTTGATGTCTAAGAGAGCTGCCCATGATACAGGGAAGTGCTTAAGCATGATATCGCTGATCTGATTAGCAACAAGCCTACTCTCGTACTGAGTATCCTCTGCCATGCGTAATCTACACATATCAGCAAATGCATCTAGGCTACCTGACCAGTACCACTCAGTCATCATAGATTGTGGTAACACCATACGAGCTTGCTCCGGTGCGATGCCTATCTCTATCATGCGCTTGTACATAGACAGAGAACCTTTGTTATAAAACTCTAATTGATCGCCCAATTTGTAATCGTCCCACCAAACAAAGTTCATAGCGTAATCCGTTATGTCGCCATGACTTCCTTGTTTCTTATCCTTACTACGCCCTCTCCATATCACAGGTTCATAAATCTCAGGATCTTCATCCACGTAGCGACGACTTATTTCGCTCCATCTCAAAAACTTATGCTTCACAAGCTGACGTGCTACAAAGATAGGAGCTTTAACATGGAAGCTGGCAAAGCAATGACCAAACGGTGACATGTGTTTATGCTGGGCTAGATAGCGTATGAGTTTTGCGTC